ATCTGAACCTGACGTACCGGAAGCAGCATTACTGGTTCCTTGAGTACCATCTGAACCTGACGTACCAGAAGCCCCATGACCCCCTGCCGTACCATCTGAACCTGAAGTACCGGAGGTGGTATTACTGGTTCCCGCAGTTCCATCTGAACCAGAAGTACCCGAAGTACCAGAGCTTCCATCTAAATTTGGAGCACTAATTACTATCCCTTTAGAACCAGCGGTACCTCCTGTTGTTGCCGCTAAAACTATGCCAGTTCCGGCTTTTATATTTATTTCGTCTACAGCATGAGCTACTATATCTACAGAGCTAGTGTCACCGGGATCTTCGAAGACATGCCAAGTCTTAAAGGTGCTTTCCATAGCCACCTTAACAACTCCAGAACTTGGGTTAGATAAAGCAAAGCCTGAATCTACATCAAATTGTATAGTGTTTACATTCGATACAGAAACATTACTAGAGGGATCGTTGATTTCGGCAACAGCTAGGCTTCCTCCGCCTCCGCCTCCTCCACTTATTTGCTGCCAAGCTCCATTTTCTTTTATGTATACGTTATAAGGTGAATCTGTGCAGTAATAATTTGCACCATCGGAAACAGTAGAAAGAACACTGCTTTTATTAGCATCCAATCCGACGAGCTTGTCTCCAACATACCTTTTAACCGACATATACTATATAAATTACACATTATTAACCATAATCTTCGTAAGATTTTTCTTCTAATAAGTTAGATCCAGTGTGTAAGTTGATTTCTTTTTTGATTTCCGCTCTTTTATCGTTGGTTTGATAAACTTGTCGAGCTAACTTAACAAAGACAGCATCAAATTCTTGTTTTTTTTCTTTTAGTCTTATTTCGTCCTCTATCTCCCATAGAGTCTCGTTTATCTCTTTTAGCTGGTCATAAAAGCCGTACCTTCTAAAAACATGTTCATGCCATGGCGGTTCGCCGATAGTCTGCTTTAAAATAGTATGTTCTTTTTTTATATTAACTAATTTAGCTTCATCTTCTATATTATCTAATTTTATTTCTAATATAGATAGCTTATCCAATACTTCTCCGTCTGATACTTCTACTTTCATATTTTTTTTGCGTAAAATAAAACTTGTTTGTACCAATCGTGGGCTTTTGCATTTCCTCGGTCTGATAGTCTTTCATTGTTAAGTATTTTACTTGTTACGTCTGCAGTTAATAAAACATCCATAAACTTTATTTCAAATCCATTTTTTTTAAATTTTTCAACAAAATCAAAATTATAATCAAGATTGGATTCTCCATCTCTGAGGTGTATCTCTATTACAATTTTTTTAAATTTATTCATTAAAATATCTAACTCTGATTGTTTATTTAAAACGCTCCATTCCCCGCCTTCGCAGTCTATCTTAGCAACATCAAAAAACAAATCAGGATTCTCTTCAAAAAACTCGCTTAACTTAAAAGGCTCCACTTTAACAAAATTTTCCTTTTTTTCTTCGTTTTCTTTTGTCAATACACAAGGACTCCAAGAATCCATCTCCCCTGTTTCAATATATAATGGCTTTTCGGAAAGAGCTTTATTTATTAAATTTATTTCACCTCTGTAGCTAGAGGAAAGAGCCCAACTCTTTAAAATTTTAAAATTCTCTTTTATAGGCTCTACTGAATAACATTTACTGGCTCCTCTCAACATAGAAAAGAAAGTAAAAAATCCTGTATTAGCTCCTATGTCCAGAATCACGTCCCCTTTGTCTATTTGAAAAAAATGATTATATACTTTTTTCATAAATATTTCCTGCCACAAAGCACCCTGCTGTTGTTCATTTTTTTTGATATAAGTTTCAATAATTTTATCTGAATAAAACTGTCTATTTAATTTAAGTTCGTTTTCAACTAACCCAGAAAAAGTAATCTTAGATTCTTTTTTTAGTTCAGTAAAATGCATGACTTTGTCTAAATAGGGTTTTACGTCTTCGAAAATTATTTCCTTAGTGCACTCATGTTGCCTCTCTGTTCCTTCGTGCTCAGGGCACCAATTCCAACCTCCTCCACCTCCTGCTCCTGTGTAAAGCTCTTGGCGAATTCCGTCCTGTTTGTTCCAGCAAGAATTACATACGTTTTCGTTAATCACCCTATATGGGGTAAAAAATTCAGTTTTGGGGTCGCTGAAACCACTTATCAACACTACCTCTTTATCCAGAGCCCAAGCTAACCAAGATAATCCGGAACCTAGACCTATGAAAAACTCACAATTATATAATAAGTTTATTCTATCATCTAAATGAAACTCTCCCGTCATATCTAGCGCCTCATCTGGCGCGTAATTGTATTGACCCTCTAAGCCAAATTTGAAATACTTATCTATACATACAACTTCATAACCTAAAGACTTTAAGTACCCAATAGTTTCCTTCCATCCTGTTTGGTTGTTCCAATATTTAGCTTGCGAAGAAGCTTGAACAGCTATACAAACATACTTTTGTTGTATTTTTCTTTGTTTATCTTTTATGTGTATTTTAGGTTTTATCTCGTAGTGCTCATCTAAACCCAGTAAAAAAGACGCAGTTCTTTGTAGCTCCTGATTCCTTATTTCTATAGGGGGATAAAATTCATCAGAGTCTTTTTCCTTATCCCACCCTATCGTAAAAGTATCAGAAAGGTTTTCTACAACAACGCCGCTCTCAATAAAATTTATTTCAGGGTAAACCTCTTCAAATAAGTTGTTATGAAAAGTCTTACAAAATACCTCGCAGTTATTCTTAACTCTATACTCTTCTACGTATGGTACCCAAGCTATAGTATCTCCTAAAGCGGCGCTAGTAAAGTCTATTAGTGCTCTTTTATAGCCCTCTTCTTTGTTTAAGATTTTGTCTATTTCTTTCTTTACTTCTTGATAGCTTATTTTTTTAGTGCACTCAAATTGTCTATCTGTGCCTTCATGGTAAGGGCACCAGTTCCAATTGTTTCTGTCAAAATATTCTTTATTCCAGCAGCCATGGCAAACTTCTTTGTTTATGATTCTATAAGGAGTACTGAACTCGTTAAAAGTCTCAGTAAATCCACTTATCATAATGACTTTTTTACCTAAGGCCCAAGCCAGCCAAGAAAGGCCAGAGCTCAGGCCTATAAAAAATTCACAATTATATATATCTGTTATTCTGTTTTGTAACGAAAAATTTCCTGTCTTATCTATCGCTTTTTGGGGCATGATATTTTTTTGCCCTTCTATTCCGAATTCATTATGTCTATCTATACATATGACTTTGTATCCTAACTTATTTAGGTAATCTACAATTTTATCCCAGCCCCCTTTCTTATTCCAATATTTAGCTTGTGCTGTTGATTGAGTAGCTATGCAAACATATTTTTCTTTTATTTTTCTTTCTTTGTCCTCGATATGTATCTTTGGCTTCTCTTCAATATAACTTTCAAAACCTAATAAAAAAGAAGCCACTCCCTGAACGCTACCTCTTCTAATTTTCTCAGGAACTTTAGAGAAACCAAGCTCTACCACGTCATTGCAGTTCTCCACAAAATCTCCCGGTTCGATAAATTTTATTCCGGGGTAAACTTCTTTAAGTAGAGAATTATAAGGAGTTGAGCAAAACACTTTATGACCGTTTTTTAGTCTGTATTTTTCTACATAAGGCACCCAAGCTATAGTGTCTCCTAAAGCTTTGGTATTCATATCAACTAAGACTCTTTTGGTACTTTTTTGTTTTTCTTTATGTTCTCTATAATTTATTTCGTTAACCTCTGCTATTTTTTTAAAAACTTTTTCGTGCGTTGGGTGGCATTCGTATGTCGGTTTATACTCTAAGCATTCAGAGATTTTTGGCAAAGCATTTAACCTGCCATGTTCTTTTATGGTATACTTTATATCCGAACCACAAAATATGTCACAACTACCCCCAACAAAAGAAAACTTATAAGTCTGCCCTCCATGTCTATAGGGAGCTCTGAATATAGGGTCTATTGATCCACCGATATATATGATTTCTGTATCAGTACATCCTGATAAATGAAGTATTCCGGTGTCGCATGTAATACATATATTAGCTTTCTTAATTATTTCAAAATCTTGATCTAACGACGTTCTATTGAGGAAGCTTACTCCGTCAAACTGTAGGTCGCTTAAGTCGTAACAGTCTTTAGTATAATCGTTAAGTTCTTCTTTTGGAGTGTCAAAACCTATTAAGGCTACTTTGTAGCCCACTTTGTTTATATTCTTAATTAGTTCTTCATAATTTGATTGAGCCCAAGTTCTACTAGGCCAAGTCTGAGATATATGTATTGCTATGTAACTTTCATTATTAATAAAGTCTTCATCAGATTTTTCAAAAGCGACAGGATCTGGATAATACTCGCAATGCATCTCACTAGGCTTAAGATCAAAACCTAAGTTGGTGCAGTGCATCTTTCTAATATCAACGGAACCGTATTTCATTTTAGTTCCGTTTCCATATAGATAATCCCAGTCTTTGTCTATCTGAAAGGTCTCTAGGATTTCGTATTCATCTCTGAGCTTTTCGTCAAACTCGTGAGCATGAATATGATACTCTACATAAGGGTTATTTTTAAAAATAAAAGGCTTGTGAGAGCATACTATTATTTTTTTGCCGTACGCTTCATGTAATTTTCTTAAAGTTGGGGTTGCGCATAAAGAATCCCCAAAGGACTCGCATCTAAGCTTAAGTATTACTCCTTTTGAATTTCCTTCCGGATTAGAGATGCCTACATTTCCACCTGAATTCTTTTCCATTTATTAGTTTTAAACTTTAATAGGGAAGTTTTCAAATTTTAATAACCTTGACCGTATCTATGTTTTACAGCTTTACAATTACCTAAAACTTCTCCACTAGATAAGGCTCTATTATAGCAGGCGACCATACCTATGTTAGTATTCAGTCCGGAGCTTGGGTTTCCTCCTATATAGAATTGCTGGTACGTCCCATTTACTGTCCCGTCATGAAATCCTGAAGTGTTATCCGAGGGGAAAGTGCCTGTTCCTTTCGTTAAGCCATCTAGATAACCTATCATCTTGCCATTTGAGCCATTATAAGTCATAGCTACATGTCTAAAATCAGAACCAGAGATAGAAGGATCATTAACATCCGAAAGAACAACCTCAACACCTGTCCAAGGATTATTTAAACTCTGGTCTACTTTGTTTGACGCAATAAAAGCATTGATACCGCTAATCTCACCTCCGTTACCAGTTTTAGCTATCAAACCATAAGAGAAACCGCTTTTGTTAGCATCTGTATTACCAAATATCACAGCCCCGTCATCAGGAGGAGAATTCTCTCCAGAAACCTTTATTTCAAAGAAGGCTTCAATTGTAAAACTAGAGTCGTCATCTTTTAAGACGCCCAAAGATCTTAGTCCTGAAAAATTAGCCCCAGATACCGCAGCATACTTATTTGTTGCGTTATTTGGATTTCTGAATTTGTAGTACCCACTTGTTTCGTCATACAAGCCGGAGTCTGTTAACTTTACATCAAGCCCACTCGGTCCTAGATCTTTCCAATTTTCAGTATTATGACTATAGCTTCTCTGACTGTATCCATCTGCCCTGAATACTAATCCATCCGTGTTTACTCTATACCTTCCGTAATTTACTTTACTTGACATTTTTAATATCCCCCTGAACTACTAGATACACTAGTAGTTGTGTTGACTGTTGTGCTGTTAGTTATATCAAAATCTTCTGCTCCTTGTAAATAATTATGTAGAATTTGATCTGCATTTAAAGATTTTTTATAAATAGATACTTTGTACATTTTTCCCTCTAAGTAATTTTTTCCTTCTTTGTAATTATTAATAGGGTAAGAACCAATCGAAGCTTTTAAATCTACCCCATCATAAAAATCAGTATTTTTTGAAGAGTATTTTTGGTAATCATTTGCGTCTTTAGGAGCTCCTTGAGACACATTCCCAGAGCTATCATCTACAAACACAATTGTATCAGAATCTTTTCCGCCAAAATATGAGTTAGAAACAGTAGTTAACAAAGACATAGAGTCGAACCTGCCTAAAGCATTAATAGACCTGTAAATTTTAAAGTTTGTTGCGTTTGTTACGTTGGACCAAGTTAGACCAACTGAAGAATTAGAATTTTTAATTAATACTTTTTTTAAGGCTGTAGATTTGGATTCTCCTGTCTCATTAAAAGACGAAACTTTGTAGTTTACAGTCGACCCAGATTTAAATTTTCTAGAGGATGTATTTGAGGACTCAAAAGCTTTTACAACTAAATTAGAGGGAGCTTTCAAATCATAAAGCCTCTCTATCTCGTATTCTTTTCCGTCTACATATATTCTTATTTTATTAGTAGCAGAGTCGGAGTCAACTACAACAGATATATTATGAATAGTATTATTTTTAATTAATTCATTTTTAGTGAAAGCACTAGTTGATAAAGAATTAGCGTTATAAAAATCACAAAATACTCTTTTATTAAACACGTATATATGTTGCTTTTTAGATATATCCTGCTTTGATACAAATTTAGAGTTCTGCGTTATATCACTATAGAATAAGGTAGAATATTCGTTATCAACAGAAGTTAAGTCAACCCAAAAATCATAAGTCTTTTTAACTGAAGAACCTAAAGATAAGGAAGAGGAAGCTGCGGAGCCACCTTGTTTTAGGCCTAGATCAACATAAGAGCCAAAAATACCTTGAGAAGAATAAACTGGAAAGTTATCTTCTCCAAAACTGACACTTCCTAAATTAAAAGAATTATTGTTTCCGCTGAGGTCCTTTAACCCTGAAGCGGAACTCCTAGAAGGATGAGTAACAGAACTAGCACTTTGAGCTGGCCTACCAGCTATGAAGTTAGTTTTATGAGCAGATCCTGAGTAAATCTTTTTGTTCTTTTCTAATTGCAAATTCTTAAAAAGTATATAACCATGTTTTCCAGCCTTTCCTTCGTCCCCTGACTGAAAAGGATAGTTTCCTTTTGGGTACATCTTAACATTGTAATTAATATAAGATTGAATTGTTCCTGTAGATCCTGAGTAGCCAGATGTTGAGCTAGCCGCAGCTATTGGTGTGTCTTTAAGTAGAGTGGGTTTTATTAATAGTGATATTGACTGCCAAGTACCTTTTTTACTATAGTCGTACAATCCCCAAACAGAAGGATAATTCGTAGCGAAAACTTTTATTACCCCTGTTTGCTGTATCCCAGTTGTAATGTGAGACTCAGATACGAATACGTCAACAGACAAAGTGTATTCAGAGCCTATATTTAGCGGTATATTAGTCCATCCTTGCCCTAAACTCGAACTCGCGAAAATACTATCGCTATAAGAAACTTTATATACTACATCATCATCAGTTACGCTTCCGGGAGCAAGAGATTTAAACATGCCCTGTTGATTAGGGTCTTTGTCTTTATATATCCTGTAAAAGTCGTAGCCTCCAAGCATATCAAAATCGCCATCGACTTTAGCAGTTTCTATGAGATTAGTGGAAGGCTCGCCAGCATAACTTTTTTTAGATAGTTCGTTGGTGTATACAACTAAACCATCTGTCAATTTTCGTCTTGTTCCATTATAAGCAGCCATCTCAGGTTATTATATTATCACTAGCTTTGTACATTACAGAATTTACTATTATATTTTCGTAGGGATCAGATTGACCACTATGAGGCATTCTTACATAGTTAGTCATTACTTCGTAATTAGTTCCACCTTCTGCATGACCAGTAACTATATTGTATAAGACAGATCCACTTTGTATATGGCTTACGTTAGCCTCGTTTGTGACTTTATCTATATATAAACCTTTATTAAAGTGAGAGGTTTTTTGGTGATGAACAGTTCCCGAAAGGCTAGAGTGTTGATCTTTTTTTATTAAGTAATCAGAAGAAACATGAGCCCTTAAAGAGGTATCTAAATTACTTATTTTAGTATTAAGCTCTCCGCTAGTGTCTCTAACATGACCAGTAACAAAACCGCTTAAACCTGAACCAACTCCACCAGTTATTAAAACGCTTAATGCTTCACCAGAAGTCGCTAAATTACCACTGATTGTATCAATATCATCTTCTGTCCCAGTTACAATTCCACTTAAATATCTTAGGTCTCCACTTACATGTCTTATGTCCCCGCTAACTTCACCAATGTCAGAGGTAAGCTCGCTAGATACGCTAGACGTAAATCCACTTAGAAGTACTCCTGTCTGACCTAAATCAGATCTTATTACTCCACTAACAGAATCTATATGCCCAGATATATGACCACTAACAGTGAGAACATCACCTGAAGATATAAAATGACCGGGATTACCTGAGTAAGGATAAAACCCGGATATGTTAGAAGCGCTTCCAGATAAACTAGAGCTCTCTGACCTTAGAAGATAAGTTTTAAAACCTACTAAATCAATCTGACCTGTTCTAATAGAAGACATAAAGGCATAACAAATTTACCTTATCTTCCCTGAGCCAGTATAGATTTCAAATCTTTAGAAACTGTTTTAGGTTTCTTAGCTGTTGATTCTTTAGGTTTTTTAAAAGATAATACGTGCTTTTTGAATTCTCTCACTAGTCTATTGGTTAGAAGTTCTCTGTTTTCTACCGGTAAGATACCAAGCTTTATAGCGTGAGAATGTAAGTCGCTCTTGTTCATAGCTCTGATTTGACTAGTGTAGTCCGACTCTTCTAAAGTTCCATATTTAGAATTACCTTCATCTCCCCAAATCTGATCTAAAGTAGTCTTTTGGAACTCTTGCTTTTCTTCCATAGCATGAGTCTGCATTACTTTTTTAGGGGACTCTTTCTTTGATTTATTGGATGTTTTTCTTTTTGCTGCCATAACTTATTCCTTTCTCCGTTATACATACTTTACACAGAACCCCCTAAAAAAAGAACAAAAAAGCCCCCTCCTAAGAGGGGGCTTAAATGTATAATGTCTAATCTATATTAGACAGTCAAGCCTACGATTGCACGAGAATCGATACAAACGCGACCTTCTTCCAAAGAACCGTAGAAGCCAATTCTCTCATTACGTTGAGTGAACTGATCGTCTGGTTGAGTGGTGAAGGTATCGCCAGTGTCAGAATCCTGAGCAACAGCGCGAACAAATGCACCCTTGCTGTTATCAACACCAACGAGAACCTCGTCAGTAGAAGCAGCAAAAGCATGAGCACCGCTCGTACCATTAGGACCTATATTACCAGAATCAAACTCATCGAAGAGAGTGTTGTATTTCTGGCCAACTCCAAGCTCATTGAGTTCAACGATGTTAACACCGTAGATCTCCTGCATGCCTGCCTGATTGAAGACATCAGTTCTGATGCTATCTGGCAAAGCGATAGATGTGCTTGTGTCTGATCCTGCACCTGTAGATCCGGCACGAGTATTCATTGGCTGATAAGCGAAAGCGCGAATCTGCTCTTTGATCTCTGGGCTTACGTAAAGATCAGTAATACCATTACTGTAAGCTGCGTCAGGTGTACCACCAGCCCATGACTGATTGATTCTCTTATTGAGTGTCATCAATTTATTCAAGTCAGCCAATTGGAAAGTGCTTTCCGAAGCGGCAGAAATGACGTGAGAACCAGCCTTGAGGCCAGAGATGCCAACGCTGTCAGCTGTAACGCTAGAAGTACTTGCGTTAGCCAAAGCGTAAAGAGCGACAGCCCAAGCATTGGTTTCCTGTTTAAGGAGAACCTCTTGCGACATACGCTCTACCAATTTGCTGACTACATCGAGTCTAGCCTGTCTCGCATATTTCTTCGTGATAGAAACAGCGCTGTCCAAACGATACGTAGCAATTTTCAGCTCTTGAATCGCAGAAACGTCTTGGGAGGTCGGAAGACCACCAGCAACGCTCTGTGACCAAGTGCTTACGTAACCGTCATTGGTCTCGTTATAATACAAGTCCAACGGATAGCTAGCGCCTTCGTCTTGATTAAATGGAGCATCTGTGTAGATGGCTCCTGCTGTTGCAGCCTGCTGCAAAACTCTTTGGATTACCGGGCCTAGAAAAGCCGCGAAAGCTTCAGATGCTTCACGAGCAACAAGCTGGTTTTTAGAACCCATGGCTTTAATAAGCTCAACTTGTTCTGGAGTGTTTTTTAACTTAAGTCTCATTTTCTTAAATCTCCTTTCGAATTATAGATCAATTTTCAACAAAACGAAACCGTCCTGATCGATTGCGCCCAGCGCAGTACCAACTCTAGGTTGAGCAACACTACCATCGGAAGTAGCATTCTTAGAAAGCTGTCCTCCTTGAGCGTTGTCAGCGTAAATTGGATCGCCAGCAGCAAAACTACCGTCACTTGTCAATTTACCACTATAAAGTACTATACCCTTGGCCAAGACAGGGACTGCCTGACCACTTACCACAGCCTGCATCTCAGAAGCCTTACGAGGGTTGTAGATTAGCTTTTCGCCATTCTCATCAACCTCGGCAACATCAAATAATGTAATACCGATTGGTTCTTCACCACTCTTGAAGGGTTCTACTGCTGCAGTTGCGCCATAACGGAATGAAACCGTGTTACTATAAGAAGCACCGGGGTTACCGATACCTGTTTTACCTACTGGATCGTCTGTATTCTTCCAGCCATTGCCTTTGACAGAAACCAAAGCACCTTTTACGATCTTAGCGCCATCGGCTTTAAGATCAGAATAAGATGCCATTAAGTCTCCATCATCGTCTTGAAGGCTAAAAAGATTAATGACGTCAGTCTCAGCATGCTGCCTGAAAGGTTTCAGGCTTTGTGTGTTGTTAGCTGCCATAATGTTTTATATCTCCTAATTAGAATTTAATATCGAACTGTTCGACGCTGAAAGCGTCTTTAAACTTGTCGTAAGTAGACAATTCAGAAGCCTCTGTGGAAGCAGGAACTACCTCTGCGGTAGCCTCTCCTCTGTCAAGAGCATCTTCAACAATGTTTTCAGAAGCTTCTTCGGAAGCGTTAGTAGTCTCTGCGACTTCTTCAGCTTTCTCTTCTTCTTTCTTTGCTAAGACTTCTCTGGATTTGTCCCGTAGAAGAACTTTGACGTTAGAAGAAAAGGATTCCCATCCTTCTTCGTCAAGCTCTTTGATTTGTGAAGCTAGAACTTTACGATCCTCGTCTTGAAGAACGTAAGATTCGTCTAAAGATGCCATTCTTTGATTGAATAGTTCTTCAGATTCTCTGTGCTCTTTTTCAGCCTTCAAAGAACTAAGTTCTTCTCTGACGGAATCAAGTTCAGCTTTAATGTTGTCGCTGTCTGTTGAAACAGACTCCAATTTCTCCTGTGCTTCATTGAGTGCTTTTTCTGCTGCGTGTTTTTCGGCTGAAAACCTCTCAGAAGCTTCCTTGAGTTCCGATTCTATATAATCGGAAACAGCCGAGGCAGAAAGTTGCTTCAAAGACTCATCAGTGATATCTTTAATACTTTCTATTTTCATAGCTATATCCTCGTTTTGATTTATTACAATGTTTTGTTGGTTTTGTGAAGTTTCTTCTACCTCAGCAAAATTTTCTTCTTCTGCTTTAACCGTGTTTTTTGTTGCTACGCCCTTAACATCGGCAGCTGGAGTCTCAGTAAGACCTATACCTAGTGGCACTACGTCACCTATAACTTTCCTGTAAACGAACATGCCATCTTTGGTTCTTCCTTCTCCTCCAAGAGCTTTTAGATCTTTTTCCATAGAGGTTACTTCTTCTTCGTTATCAACGATGAGCCCATTCTCTATGTTCTTATCACTTCCTTCTAAAAGCACTAAATTATATTCACTAAAGCCTAATTCCCAGCTAGCACTGACCTTCATATAGTCTTCGCTAGTTGGATCACCTGAACTTTCTATCAAGTCAGAAATTTGTTTGTTAACTATCTTCCATATAACTCCACCTAGAGTCACATTAAAAGGTCCGTTCATTTCTTTTACTTGTTCTTCAGTTAAGGGGTTGTCGGAGCCAAACTCAGAAAATCCAGCTGTTAAAATAGTACCAATAACTCTATCTCTATTATGCTCAATATTAATTGGTTTATTTTTAAAGTCTTTATAAAATGCCATAGCTGTGTCTGTATCAACTACATCGCCATTCTTATTAACTCTATTAGCGACAAATGCATTAAAAGCCACAGGAAGTAGATCAACGTTTTTCTCGGCGTCTATTTCTGGTAAAAATTGAGCAACTTCAACAGAAGAGGCTAAAGCTAAATACTTATCTCTTTCTTCTGAGATTACAGGTTTTAGTTCTGAACTAAATATTGTTGTATATTTCATAATATTTTTAATTTAAGCTATCTAGCCATTTTTTAGCATCTGCTTTCATTTCTTTGTCGGTCTCTAGATATAAATCCTCTGTGTCATGGAAGTTATAATTTTCTAAGCCATATTTTTTAATTTCTCGTTCCGCTTGTTTTATTTCTTCCATAGAAGGCTCGAAATGATCTCCATCATCTATATAACCTGCGCTGGAAGAATTTAAAAACATATTAACTTTTGCTAAAGCTAGAGAAGAATCAAGTGTTTCGGTTAATGCATTAGTGAAAGTTGCCTTCAAAGTATCTAGAGTTATGTTCTTATCATTGTTTAAATTATGATCTTTAACTTTGTTTTTTAATGCCTCGACCATTTTAGAGGAGAACTCTATGGCTTGGGAATCTTGATCGTTAGATCCGGCTTGACCACTGCAGTAAAATTCAACTTCTAAATGTTTCATATAGCCTAATTTATTATACACCTATTTTTTTAAAATTTAAAAAAAAATAAAAGAAAACCCCCAAGTAAATTGGGGGTTTAAAATAAATAACAGAAATATACCTAATCATCAAAACGGTTTAGGATCAGTATCCTCATCCTTAAGGTCGTCTGAAATGTCTGGAAGCGCTTCTGAATGAAGAGCTCCATTAATGTTGGCGATAAATCCAGTTTGAGTATAAGAGAAGGTTACTGTGTAACTTCTGCTGTATTTATTAATTGCTCCTGAGATTCCAGTAACTTGAGTGCTGCCTAAACTTAGGTCTCCTCTAGAAACAGTCATACTTGACAAGCCACTACCGAGCTGCACGCCAGAATTATAAGCTACATAAGCGGTATCGAGAATAGCGTTAATAACTTTTTGAGCGCCGCCATCTTTCTCGACTGAGTTGTCACCCGCGGTGAAAAAGTCTCCAGTAGTTAAGCTGTAGTTTAATTCATCTGGATCGCCTATTTGGTTTTTCTTAGTTGCATCACTAAATGGGGCACCCCCCAAGGCTCCTTGGAACAAAGGAAAAACGATTCCTGTGACCCCAGCCGGGCCATTGGCAGTGTTCGTACCATTATCAGTGACTGTTCCTGCGCCCTTTATCCCGTTTGCTACATATTTAATTTTACCTGCAGCTGTGCCAGAAGTTAAATTACTGAGTCTGCTACCTTGATTCTTGTTAGTGGTTAATGCCCACTGGCCATAAGTTGTATTCATGATTTTCTCCTGTTATCTATATGTTGAATTACATTAGTTTTTCCTATTTTGGAAATTTTTTTTTTACTCTACATCTCCTAGTTTCTTAAGCTCTGCTAGCTTCTCTTCTGGAGTTGATATTCCACCTATAATTGTGAAAACTGTTAAATTATTCTTATCTCCACTATATACACCTCTATGAACAACACTTCCAGATCTTAGTAATCTAGTTAGTTGATCAAAAGCTTGATCTAAGTTAGATTGAGGTATATCGTCTAAGACTTCTTTGCCTCCTATGAGGATAGCCCCGGCCGCGTTTGCTGTAGAAATATCTATACCGCCAGACATGCTGCCGCTTTGAGCAATACTTCTAACAGCTCTAGAAATATTTACTGGGTCCTTCCAGTCTGCGACAGGCGTGGCTCCGAAAATAGTAATACCAGAATCTAAAACACTTTTATAATCACTAGAATCAAAAGAAGAATAAGAACTGTCTTTTGAAGCTGTCATATTAAACAAGTGAAAGACACCTGCTGTACTCATGTTAGCTGTCTGCCAAAAGTTAGAGACAGAAACATTAGAATAAATCTTACTAGTTTTTTCGTTATCTATAATAACCAAAGGCGATACAGAACCTTGCTCTACAAGCTCGCAAACTTCTTTTAGCGTCTCATAAGCGTTAGCGTTAACTCTCTTACCTTCTGAATATTTTGGTAAGGCTAGTATGACTCCAACCTTCTTAGAGTCAGAGTTAAGAGTCTCTTGTAGTTCTTGAGCTGTCTTGACTAACGGCACAACTGTTCCTGCTCCCGAACCGCCACCTGCTCCTGCGCAAACAAAAATCCTATCTAGATCTTCACCAAAAGACCTTCTCATGAAATCTAACACATCATCCTTCTTCTCCTCAAAACATTTTGCCGCAACAGATCTATCTTTACCTGCTCCACCTGAGCCTATGCATAATTTATTATCCACCTGCACAGTATTTAAGTCTTGCTGAGCTGTATTTACTACGCCAATTTTCCTATATCCAAGCTTATGAAAACTTTCTGCTATTCTTGAGCCTCCTTGTCCAGCGCCAATAAATGCAAATTTAAAAGCTCCCTCTACTTCATCTTTTACTTCTTTCTTCTCTTCGGGTTCGGGAGGTAGTGGTATATCTGGAACAACTAGATCTATGTCTACTCCACCCATATACTGATTAACGTCTTGTATATTATCTTTATTTTCGCTCATAATTAAATTTTACTTTCTAATAGTAAGCTAGCTAAATAATCATCTACTTGATGCTCACATGCTATAGCTTCAACTTCTTCTACTCTGTTATGATTTGTGTCGACAGGATTATCAATATAATCTTGTGCTTTTTCAATCCATTTATCTACTGGCTCATTAGCCATAATCACTTTACAAACCTCATCGGAAATCGATCTAATTTTATTAGTGACTCTCTTGTTTTCATATTTCAGCTTCAAGCTTTCTTGTACTTTAGCTTCAAGTTTTTGAGCATTAGCTAGATTCTCTTTGATTTTTTCTACACTAAATTTAGCACTGCCTGTTGTATTCTCTCCTATAGGTGAAACCTTTTTAGTTGTTTGGGGAGAAGTTTCTCCTTCTGGTCTACCAGCATCGTTGCCGCCTCCTATAAGTGGATTATACAAACCCTCATCTTTCAGATCTCTGAACTTCCTTTGGGAGTCTATTGAGTCGCTTGGCTCCGGGAGTCTTCCAGATTCCATAGCCTGCATACCTTCTTCTGGAGTCAAGACTCCGTACTGAAGCAGCTGAGCCACAACTCTATTCCAAGTAGTTTTATCCTTCAGCTCTATCTCTTCGAAATGAGGAGTTGGGAAGTTTTTAAAACCCACAGATTTACAAATCTTTTTAATCTCTGGAGTCAAAAATTGATTAATGAAAGCGTCTCTACCCTGCTTAAGTCTTTCTATGAATACTTGCACTTTAATACTAGTATTAGCAAACTTCTCCTCACCTACTAAAATATTATTTAAGCCCATTTGAATATCTTGATTAACTACGCTGTATTTTCTTGGGTCTAAAATTCCTGCAATGTCGGGTATAACAAACTTAGCTTCAGTCGTATAATCAGAAACTAGAACTTTGCCTACAGATTGATTCTCGAAAAGCTTCTGCATAGTCTCGATACTTCTTTGGTTTACGTTCAGGCTTCCGTCTTTCATTTCGGAGCCCATAGTTATCAAAAGTATAGCTTGATTTGTCGTTCTAGTGATAGCCATGTCCATCTTCTTCATTTCAGATTTCCAATTTATATCTTCTAAGACAGGATAGCCCATTGGAACAGAGAAGGGCTCGTAATCTTGTTTTTTGTAAAACACAGGGGTTACTTTGTCTTCATCAAGCTTAAAAGTTAGCAAGCCTACGTTTCTCCCTTTGAGAGCCTTTTTGGTTTCTGGATCTAAAGCCTCATAAACCTCTCTGTCTTCATCGGTTCTTGGATTTTTTAATCTTTCTAATTCGTAGTCGCTCAAAACTTTATAGTATTGACCAGTGAAGAAAGATATATTTCCTCCCATCTGAATATCAGCAGGATTCAAAATTATATACCTAGAAGGCAACGTGCTTTCTTCGGCTGCGCTTAATAAAGAAGAAGTTCCATATGTTTGGGTTATCTTTTTTAAATCTTCTGGCTGAATCTTCGTGTCGAATCTATGGATAAAACAATTTCCAGACCTATAATATTCTCTAAAAAATTTATCAAGAAAACTTTGCATATCAATCTTCTTAAATAAAGCTTGTAAAAAGTCTCTTGATTTTTTGCTCCCTCCAGTAAAGTAAATATTAGTAGAAGAAAATTCAGTCATTAAATCAATAACATTTCTAAATACAGCAAAATTATAGTAAGCTTTCTGACAAAGTATAACAGCGTCTCTAACGTTTAGGGAGCTTTTGTTCTTTACTCCTTTAGTATATTTAAAAGGAACTAAACCGCTATCAATATTTTCGAACCTATTGCTCCTCTCTATCTGCCCCCCTACATTCCTGCGCGACCTAGAGGATTGGTCAACAGTTGTGTAAGGAGACGAAGCAAAGCTTGTCATCATAGGTTTTAGTTCTTCTTTTTTATTGTCTTTCTTTGTCATTTTAAACTATCATTAAATGTCTACCGCCAGCAGCAGTATCTCCACTTACATAAAGAGTTCCTTCAGGTAAGCTTCCTGTGTTAGGGTACTTAGGTAGATTTCTCATAAGTACTTGTAAGCCACTTATGCTAAATATATCTTTTCCGAAAGGTCCCATGTTTATTCTATCATCTTCAAAAATATCCATCAAAGGCATGCCCGCTTTATCTGTTACAGAAAAAACAGGAGCGTCTGTCCCGTATCCCGCCCCTAGGGTTAAAAGAGCCCCGCTTGGATCGTTAAAAGTTGCTGAATCGTTTTTATTAGCTATTAATTTTATTGACCCGTTTCCAAGAGTTACTTGATCAGTTTTAATTCCAGAGTTAAAAGTTTTTTCGGCTCCGAACACCGTAGAGGACTCTGAAGTTATATTATATATAGAGTTTGAGAGCGCGGTACCTGTTGCATTTAGACTTGACTTTATGTCGCCGCTCGAATTAGAAACATAACCTGTCATTTCAGGATAACCAGCTAGTTTCATCCAACCATCCTTAAGATTAGTATCTCCCGAAGCAACGAAAAGACCAAAACTATCATCATGACCAGATGAAAAAGCTAAAGCTCCCGTTATCTCGTTTGAAGCTTTAAAGTCCCCAGAGCCAGAATGATAGAAACTACCAGACTTCAGGAACTCCCCACTTACTGTAGAAAAATTACCAGAAGCTGTTTCTATTTCAGATTGTAGGTAGCCACTTGCAGAGTTAGTATATGCTTCGGCGTGCCCTGAAACATCTTTAGATTTTTGCCAATTTAATTCTCCTGAAGTATTTAGGGTACCGCTAAGTTGAGTAGATAAACCCGAAACCCTAGTCATTATATCCCCACTATAACCAGTAAAGGAATTGACTCCCCCTTCTGTTAAAGATACAAAGCCTGACTTATTGTCGTGAGTATAAAAACCCGAAGTATACGCGTTAGAACCGGAGAGCTTTTTGTTGAAAGCTACCCTAAAACCCTCTATATCTACCTGACCAGTTTGAATGCTAAATGGCATAACAGCTATTTTCGATTTATTTTACACTTAAAAGAACATAACAGGCTCAAAACTTTCCTTAGTAATGTTATTTTCTGTGTTACTTATATCGTTATATAGCTTAAGGCCCCAATTTGCCAACATTAATGCGGAATAATTATCCTTTCTGGCTTTATTAGGAGAATTAGACCTTTTAAGGTGTTGGGGTAGGTCAAAATTTTGCGAGCCCCTAGAAGTTGCTTTATGCTCTACTAAGCTGCATTGTTTTTTAGTTTGGTAGATCATATCGTCTTGATGCTCAATAAAATCAAGCATAGACCAGTCTTTTCTATCTTCTATAAAAATGAGCTTTTTAGGGTATGGTAATCTTATCGAGCTAGTCCTGTTAAAAAATACCTCGTTGGAAGCTGTCCTTGAGGCAAACCAAATTTTCTTATAATCTATGCAAGCTTGTAAATGTTCGTTAGCTCTTCTAATAAAATTACTAGTAAAAACTTGATTAAAACAAATTTGATTATTTTCTTGATTGTATTTTAATTTGGCTGTTCTTAATGACTTTTGGTACTCCAAACCTTCTGCGTCTGAATTTAAGGGTATGGTTTTTAAATTTATTCTAGCGTCTTTAAAAAACTGAGATTCATTACAGCTATCTAAATAAGTATCAGATCCAGCGTTATCAAGACATATAAAAACAATATTAAAAGCCTGAAGAATATAAGCTAAATATTTTACATGGTTATTTAAGCTTCCTAACCCGGCATAAGAATGAACTAGTGTGCCTTGGCCATTATCATCGTCTATTTCCATTACTGCTATTGCAAAATAATCAGCAGTTGGGCTATCGCTCATATTAGGGTCGATGCCGAGTACGTAACGCTTACCCGTTCTCCCTACCATTAACGTGCATGGCTCTTCCTCTCCTTTAAGAGTACATAACTCCATTTTCTTTGCACTAAAGTAGCTATCACTGCCGTCTGTAAACTGAGCGCAGTACTCCCGTTGAAACGAAAAATGGGAAGCGCCGCCTTCTTGAGCTTCTTCAATAATTGTCCTATCGATCATCTCTTCTGGTAAAGCTTCGTAACCCATTTGAGATACGAAGTACTTTGCGTCGCCTATATCTTCTGGGGATTGAATTTTACTGACCCATTCTTGATATGTTTTGTATAGATTCTCAAAAGTATAACTAGCGGAAGACAAAGCTATCATCTTAGATTTATTCTCAAACTTAGTTCTCTCTTCTTCTTTTATAGCTCCTTCAGCCACCAGTTTGTCTTCTACTTCCTTTATCTCCATTCTGCGTTTCATATCTTGGGGAGCTACAAGAAAGGGCATTAAAACGTTTCTAATTATATCTTCAGGTAATAAAAGGTACTCATCCAGAACAAGTATGTTAGCGCGAAAACCACGTATCTTTTCACCACTTAAAGGTATCGCTGTTATAGTGCCTCCATTTATTTTCCATTCGTACTGATCATTTCTTTTGGTCTTTGCTCCAAAAGCTTGAGCTAGTAAAGTGGCTTCTTTTGTCTCTACTATTTTTTCTATATTGTTGAAGATGAATCTGGCTGTACGGAAAGTTGGGCCAGCTATTAGTATCTTAGTGTTCGGTTCAAATATACATTGCAAAAAACAATATATAGAAGCTATAAAAGACTTGCCGCAGCCACGACCCCAAACACACATGCTAAAGTTTCTATTAAACATTCCCCTAAGAGTAATCTCTTGAAAAGGGGCTAGTTTTATTCCTGTCAAAAGATAAGTAGTAAAATATAAATTATTACGAAGAAACTCAGCTAAACTTATCCTAGCCTCTTTATCTTCAAGAAAACCTTCTATCTTAGCTAGTCTTGAGTTTGTGTTTTCAACTTCTCTTATATATTTTTCCGGAGATGACCACATACTAAAAAAGATTTAAATCGTAAGCTAACTGCAAGTCAAGCTTTTTATAAGTGTCCCCAGAAAAGAATATTTTTCTAGTTACTCTAGTAGCCTCAGTTCTACCTTTTGCAAAAAGAAATTGGATATTATCATATCTTTGAATTACATCTCTAACGTTTCTCATTACATATTCTGGAGTTACTTGGACCTTTTTAGTTATAAATTTTAAATAATTGAATTTCATCATATTATCTAAACTGTTTTCTACAACAACTACAACGTAAGCATTTTTCTCTTTAGCTCTGTCCATTTCCCTGCAAAATCTTTCATAGCCCCCAGAGAATGTACCTATAAAATCTTTGGTCTCTTTTCTCTCGACATAGCAGTCGTTTCCTTCTTTATCTAACCAGTAATCAGCAAACTTAAGTCCTTCTCTTCTGGTTCCATAATTTATATTTAAGGGTTTCTGCTCTCTACTATCAACTACGATTTCGTAACCCTCTTCAATGCTCTCTTGTATTTTGTCTATAGGTACGTTATCAAATCTTTTATTCAAGCCTAGCTTATCGCATAAATTATAGTAATTTCCAAAAAGCTTTTGGTAATAAAATATTGGAGGCATCATAGAGGAACGCATTTCTACTTGTGTAGGTGAACTCCTTATTTTTCTTCTCTCTATTCTGTCTTTAATAACTTGAATACAAAATTCCCTAGCCTTTTCTTCCGGAGCAGATTCCAGATATTTTTTCATATTCGGCCTAGAATTAAAATAGTTAGAAAAGTAATGAGCTTTGTTTTTAAATTTAATTAAGTCGCCAGTAAGCAGATCCCTCCTTGGGTAGTACTTTTGATAGTACTCCGCCATCCTCATTTTATGCTTACGCAAATGCATGTGAAGAGACTTTTCTGTTTCGAACTGCTCTCCATCTATTTTACAAGTATAAACCATCTTCATACAATCTTTTAAATCTTTAACCATTTACAGCTTCCTCTACAGATAAACCAAAAATTCTAGCCTTTACTTCGTCCATACTTGATAATTTATCAGCCTCGTCTTTTATTACTTTCTTTCTTAGCTCTGCCATTTTTATAAGCTCCCGCCTACTTTCTTCTTCTTTCCAAGTTTCTACTAGGTTTAATATACTAGCGTTGTCTTGTACGTGTTTGCTTAGCCTATCGCTACGTTTCTGTTTTAAGTCGCTTAATAGTTTATGTTGTCTGTTGACGCAGGAATTGTATTCGCTTTGGGCCGTGTTAATAGCCTCAACTAAACTCATTGATATTCGACGCCCTTCATTATCGTTTGCTGTGTCATCAAGTAGCCTCTGTAATCTGCCTACCCTTCTTTGTATATTAGAGGCGATTACAACTTCTCCTGAAAGGACTATGTATTGGTCAACTTCTTCCTGAGTTAAATCTGGTTTATTATAAGTATACCTGACGAACGAAGATTCAAATAATTCTCTTTCCGTGTCGTTCTGATAATTACTTATTTGATGTATAAACCTAAAAGTATGAAGATACCCCATTAGCCTCTCTATGTCTTTCCTTTGTCTAGGGGTAACTTTCTCTTTATCTATACCGCTATCGAATACAAATTTGTTTATTCTGCTTAGCACTCTATCGGGGTGTTTAGGTGGCTTGTATTCAAACCTTTCCTCTGCTTCGTTTTGCGACTGCTCGAAGTCTTGCCCCTCTAAACTCTTACAGTATTCCGTCACCATTCTTGTTTCTGCACTGAGGCTAGTTAATTGGTCGTTTAAAAATAATATTCGAGACATCTCCACGTACTTCATTGTCCCTCTATTGTTTCTAATAAACTCTTTATGGTCTTCAGAGAGGCTAGGTTTGTCTACTTTTTGATATTCGCTAGCTGGTATAGCATTCAAATCTATTTCAGAAAGAAAAGCTTTTACAGCTCTCCCCTCTTTACTCCTACCATCTCTTCCAGAGAAACCAGCAACATTCTGAATTAAGTGCATTAGGGAAACATCAACCTTATCTCCCCTTAAGAACTTATCTTTAATATCTATAAGCGCGGTTTTCTGGTCTTCGTTTAATTTAAAATCATCTAAACTCATAACCAATCTATATCATCCTTTTCTAATATTTTTTTAGCTTTAATTATAATGGATTTTTGAATATTTTTAATTTGTTTGTATCCGGGGCATCTGTTTTTTTCTGAAGTCTTGAAGTTTAATTCTTTTGCTATCTCTTTTTCTGGCTTGTTATCGATATAAAAACCTTGGTAAACTACCCATTCATTATGCTTTAAAACTTGCTTTAATTTAATATGCATTTTAGCAATTCCGTTTTCTAAGCTTGCGGCGTCTTCTGATCTATTATCTACTTCCGATTTGTGGTTCTCTAGGGGTAACGCCATTTTAACATCGTAAGCTGATTTCTTTTTCATAACCCACCTAGAATAAAGGGGGCATCTGGAATCTTGCGTTCCGTATATTGAGCAAGCTGATTCCGACTCCGCAGCGGCACATCTAACACAAGGCTTGCAATAATTCGTATAATTGTTTCTTACTAGGTTTTTTAGTTGGTTGGAAATAATTCTATTCAACCAAGGTAGTAAGGGTTTAGACTGGTCATATAAATGCCATTTTTTAAATATGTGTATTTTTAAAATTTGAGAGATGTCTTCAAAATCCATCCAAGTGATAGAAGTTAAAGTCCACTTGCCTTTCCTTTTGTTTATCTCTTCATTTATTAAGTTAATACTTTCTTCAAAATTTACTTTTTTCTTTCTTTTCTTTTTAGCCGCCATCTTTAGGACTTTCTTCAGGCACTGGTCTCATAAGATTAGATAGTGTTTGGGATTTCTTTGCCCCGAAAACGCATCCTTCCATGTCTAGTTCTAGTGGAGGTATGTTGGTACTTATTTCAATTACTTCTTCTGCTTCTACTTCTTCAGTTTCAGCTTTTACTTCTCTTTTTTCTGGCTTTTCGGCGGCTCCTTTGAAAGAAGCCCCACATGAAGAACAAAAGTTTGGAGCCTCTAGCAAAGAGGAAGATTTTGATAACACCCAAGGGTTAGAACTACCACAGGTATTACAATAAGTTACTTTTTTATACTTAGACATATTTTTTAAAACCAAGCAAATAGTTATTACAACTAATTAGACTTTTAGAAAGAAAATTATGGCTTCCTTTACAAATAACGATAAAGTTAAATACACTATAATAAAAAGAAGACCGCATAAAATATATGATGCTGACGGCTTATGTGATCCTCCAGATTACAAAAATCCCAAAATACATATAGCCCAAGATTTGCCTCCTAGGAGGGAAATGGCGGTGGTTTTAGAAGAAATTATGCACGCTTTCTTTTGGGATATATCAGAGAAAGAAGTCAGGAAGTTCTGTTCCACTGCTACCAGAATCCTTCATCAAGACGGCTGGCGCAAGGAAGATAAGTTCTTCTACAAAGACAGTTAATTAATTCGTTGGGAGTTCTTTAAATTTAGTGACAAGAAACTTGACTAATTCAGATCTTACTACGTCTGTTTCATCAAATTCAAAAGTATTTATTCCAAATTCTTCGCTTTCTTCATCTCCGAAAATCGACTGTATTTTTTCATAGCCCCCTCTTGCCCCGTTTTTTAAATCTGTTTGGGCTGGGTCAGCTAGTACAAAACATTTAGAGCTCATCCCCAGTCTAGTCAATACTGTCACTATTTCTTTTAAAGTGCTGTTTTGGCATTCATCAAATATCAAACACTTTGAGTTCCAACTCATTCCTCTGCAAAAATTAACTGGATAAGTAGAGACTCTCTCGTCTTTCTGTAGCTTTTTTATAACGTTAGGGCATACGAGCTCCTCCATTTTATGGAGAAAGGGTAAGTTGTAGAAATGTAGTTTCTGATCCGCATCTCCGGGAAGGAACCCCATTCTTGAATCAGAGCTTTCAACTGCTGACCTTATATAAACTATTTCAGAAACTTTCCCTTCATTAAGAAGGTGCAGTGCACAATAAACGCTAAGTAAGGTTTTCGAGCATCCTGCTGGGCCTTTCGCAAAAAGTATTTTAGACTCTTTAGCTAAAGCTATATTAATAAACTCTTTTTGTTTGTCCGTCCAGTCGAAATTTTCTATATGAAACTTCTCTCTGTGTCTTATAGGCTCTCTTTGTAGAGCTTTTCCTTTGATATTCTCCAAGTCTAAAGAATTGGCCAGCTGATCGAATTTTAACTTTGACATAATTAAACTAGTGCATTAAGCTTCCTCTTCCATTGGTTTGATTTTTTTCTCTAATCTTAAACCTTTTATGTCCTCGTTAGCAATATCTACTTTAGTTTTAGTGTCATTAAAGTAAAACGTAGTACTTCTCAATCCTACTCTTACAATCCTACAAACTCTTCCTCCCATAATGTAAACATCATCAGATTTTATACCGCCAAATAGAGACATAGAAATTGCAGCTGCAAAACTAGTAATGGTCTCTTTGAAAATAATACCTGCTGCTCCTGCGAGCAACAACCAACCGTTTTCGCCGATAAAATTCTGACCGGCACTTGCGATTTGATCTTCCATATAATATATTATACACAATTTAGGATAATATTCAGTGTAATTATTTATACTGAATAATGGAACAACAACTGATAGCTCCCGATACCGTAAAGGTTATAGAGCACATGATGGGTAAATATGGATGGTTTGTATTATTTGCATTCATAGCTTTATTGGGAAAAGATGCATTGCATAAAGCTGCTGAAGGATTTATGGTTTGGGTTGGGTCTGACTTTGCTAATGATGACATTTTGTATATTTCTGGAAGACAGGCGCGTATAGTTCGCGTCGGTTTTCTTAAAACGATTTTTTACATGTCCGATAGAGGGACTAAAATGATCGTGCCAAATGACAGATTAAAGTTGCTGGTTGTTGAGAAACAACTTCCCAAAAACGGATCTTATCCGTATTTATATAGAGCGGGAGAATCGGGATACAAAGATCAGGTAGAGAAACGAGAGGTTAAAGACCACATTGCTGAAATCGTAATGGACTTAAAAGACAATAAAGCAGATAAAGATAAATAGATATGGATAATTCTGTACATTATATTATAGAGGGAATACTAGCAGTAGGAGGTTTTATGGTGGCTTTGATTATTAAAAGAGCTTATCATAGTATAGACGAGCTTTGGAAAAAACACGACGAAATGACAACAAGATTAACAAACATGGCAATTGATCTACCTAAAAATTATGTTACTAAAAATGACTTAACTCACGCTTTAGATATAATTCACGATAGATTTGATAAATTAGATGTTAAGTTAGAGAAAATATCTCAAAACACTTCCGGCAGGTCAAATAGAAGGAAATTAGAGGATACTCAGTAATCATGGAAACTAAATTAGACAATGACACAAGCCTTGGAATTAATCTAAAATGGTTAATACAGATTATAGTGCTAGCAGGAGCTGCTGTATGGGGATATTTTGGATTAACTTCTAAAATTTCCCAATTAGAAATAGACGTGCTTAGAATGAAAGACAGCGTAACTATGAATTCAGAATTCAGAGTTAAGTGGCCTTTGGGTCAACTTGGAGCGTTGCCTGACGATGCAGAGCAAAACATGAGATTGAGATTTGTTGAGGCTGATGTAGCGACATTAGAGAGTCACGTAGACGCTTTAAGGATTAAGTCTGTTAAACTAGAACAAGGTAGAGATGAGATGCACGACACTACTCACCCTATTATCCGTAACCCTCTCCGCTCTAAAGACAAACACTCTAATTAAATTTCTCTCACCTTGAAATTTTGTAAGTTTACGTTTGCCATATTTTGAAAGTCTACATTTCCTTCTCTACTCATGTGCTCTATTTTAGCCAGAGCGCCATTAGGATCAGTTGGGTCACTCTCATTTAAATCTTTTTCAAATTCTGTCGGTTCTATGTCTTCGTCCATAGTTAGACCTAAAACCGCTTCGTGAGAAGCCTCCCATGTAATAAGAATCTTTTTTGCCATAATTCCTTGAGGTTGTAATGATTCGTAGCTCTTTATTAAAAAATATTTGAGTGTATTAATTGATAATTTAAAACAAGTATATAATGAAAATGTATTGCATTACTTGGAAAGATGAAAGATGGAGCGCGAGTAAAGAAGATCTAGAAGCAATAAATAAAATGATAAACAAAAATACAGTCAAGAAAAAGAGTTTTTTTAGTAAATTAGATTCTCAATCAATACTTTTATTTTTTATGTATATCTTAGGTTTCGTCTACTATGGTTCAGTATCTTTTTTAAAATGGTTATTTAAAAAACTAAAACTTAAGCCTTAGTGTAATACTTTTTAGTAAGGGGTTATGAAGGCTACGTTTATATCAACAATCTTTGCTATTTTAACATGCGGTTGTGCATCCTGTGGTTGGGAATCTGTAGACTCTAGCCATCATCATTATCATAGGGAGGTTCGTTATATACACTATGATTCTGATTATTACCATAGCCATCATCATCACAACAAAAGAAGACGCTCTCACAGCTATGAGTCGAAGCCTTTGCCTTCTACTCGAAAGACTCCACCAAGTAGACCATACTCCCCACCTTCAAGGCCAATTAGTAAAGGAGTCCCTCAGTCCTCGCCAAGAGAACCAAGCAGAAAAGAATAATGGCTAAGATTGCTAAAAAACTCACTTTAAAAGAACACGCAACGAATACGTACTTTATAAATAAACGCCATCTACAAGAACAATGGAAAGAGTATTTAATTATAGCAGCGGCACCGTTTATAGGTTTATTAACGCTTTACTTTGTGTATGCATTGTAA